TAAGCATAGTATTAAAACTATAGTTGTTAGTATAATGTTCTTTCTCATCTTATTTTTTATAACCTTTTTTCTTAATTACTTTTTTAAATCTTATAACTCTTTTGTATCTTAGGGGTTCATGTTTGAATGTGATATATTCTTTTAAAAAGTTATTTATCTTCTTAAATATATTCATCACTCTTTATTAGGTTGTTTGTTGGCTAAACTTCTAGCAATACTTTCGCCAGATCTACCAACAACATATCCGCCTAATCCTATTTGTAACAATGTCCAAACATCTCCTGGTAATTCAAAACCAACAACAATGCCTGTAATCATTTTAATAATTGGTGCAAAGATATAATTGAATACCAAAACAAATATTAAAACGTACATTAATAATGGTCTCCATGATGCAGAGAACCAACCTGATTTAGCTTCAGCTTCTACAATAGATGCTGCTGCTTTTAATTCTTCAGTAGATGATTTTAATAATTGTTCGTTTAACTGTGCTTTTAATTTTGCTTGTAAGTCTTTATCTTCAACAGACTTTTCTATTGTACTGAATAATATTTTTGCAAGTGGCGCAATAGCATTTAATGCTGGTAACATATTTTTATCTAACCTCTATTTTTGTTGATTTAACTTATGCGCAAGTTCGCATAAGATCAGATAACTCTTGGCAACGTTTAGGAGTCTGAACTCTCCATTGAGAGTCTAACATCTGATTTGCAGCTTCATTATAGTCTTTTTTTCGTAACGCTTCAAACATTTTTTTAAATTTAGAAACCCCACCAATACCTAATTGGAATACCATTTCTACTATAATTTCTCTTGCAGTATCACAAATATCAATGCCTTCTAATAATTGTTCTGCATTATAAGCTGATCTATTAAAGTCTTTATCAAATAAAACTTCTAATAAAGATTTATCGTATTGAATACCCTCTTCAAAATCATCATCTTCAGTTAACAAATGTCCATAACCGATAGTGGCTTTGCCTAATGAATCTAAATAAACAGTATTTCTAAACCCCTCATGTTTTTTAATTCTATCTTTAACCGCTTTATAATCCATAATACATTTACAATTATTTAATAAGACACAACCTATATCATTGTATAGGTAATTAATGCACTTACTTGATACTATCCATCTTTTCTTTGTTGTTGAAAACATCAACTAAATCTTTAAATGACTTGTAACATTTTTGTTCTTTTCTGTTTTTCTTATATTTGTTTTGTTCAACTGTAAGTTTATTTTCTTTAGATAATTCTTGGTTATGTTTTAAATCTGTTAGTATTTGTTTTGTGTCAATAATCATTAGTTCAACACCAAGTTGTTTTTGTTTTTCATTTGGAGATCTGTGAATATTATGATTGTTTTTTTTACGATATGATTTTGTTTTAACATCTATTAATCTTACTATACCATTTGGTTTGATTGCAACCAAGTCAAAGATACATTGTGGATCAATTGACTTTGCAACCATATATCCTTGTTTGACAAGAGAACAAATCGCTTCATATTCTGATATAGCACCTATAGCACTTTTACTTAATTGGCTAACAGTCTTACTATTAGATCTGCTACCGCCCCTATACTTAGTGTTAAGACTAACCATAACACCTTATATATGGTATTGATCTTATCTTCAATATGTTTCAGATGATTATTCATTAATAAATCAATCTTTTGGTCTAGTAATTTTAGCTTTCCGTTCAATATAAGTATCTGTTCGTTGTTTTTTTGTGATTGTGTACTCATGTTATTTTACATAATTCCTAATAAGTTCTTTTAAATAATCTTTGCCTAAAGTCTCATCTAGTATTCTTCTTTGTGATAATGGTATTTTTTCTATTTCATATTTTAAAATAAACGGAGCTAACCCCTCATTATTTTGAATAGCTTGCGTAGCATTTTTTCTAAAATCATTTAAAACTTGTTCTACAATAAATATTTTTCTTGCATTGGTCTGTTGTTGATATGCTGGCGCTTCAACAATTTTTGATAAAGCAATAGCTATTTGTGGAGCTAAAGCATTTTTATAAGCAACATCTAATTCAGGTATTCCAGTAGATTGAAATATTTTTCTTGCTGGTATTCCAAGTCTATCTAATTCTTTTTCTGCTGAATTTTTTGCTGATATAACGCTTACTCCTGTTAGTTGTCTTGCTAAAGGTTCTTCTCTTTTAATTGGAGCTGCTCTTGGTATTCCATTCTCATCAAATATAACTGAAGTTGAAGATACAACTGGTGGTAAATTATTATTTAATGGTAATCTTTTTTGTATATTATCTTTAATTGGATTGCCACTTGCATCTTTTACAATTGCCATCTCAGGATAAAATTGACCAATAGCATCTTGGAAAGTTTGCAATGGAACAAACAATCCACCAACAACATCTCCTGCAATTTTATTAATTTCTTTTGTAAAATCTATATTAGGATTAACACCTGTAACACCATCAATAAATCTATCAATTAAATATAATCCTGTTCCACCTCTTATTCCGGTAAATACATTAACAAAACCTTTTAAATCTAAATTAGATAATGTTCCTTCTTTTGTTCTTTTAATTGCATCAGCAACAAACAAGTAAGCAGCAAATGGGTTAAATGGTCTAAAGTCTGTTGTTCTATTACCAATTTTAAATTCATACCATTTTTCACCAGCATAAGGTTGATGTCTTAAATTATAAGCTGCTGACAATAATCCAATTCCAATAATAGCTTTACTTAATCCAGCTGTATTGCCTTTAGCAAATGCTTCTCTTTCAGCTTTGGAAAAAAATCTTGTTAACCCTAATGGACTATATTCAAAATGAAACTTTAAAGAGTTCATTATAAATCTTGGGAACGGTATTGCTAAAGAAGCTGTAAAAGGAAGTTTATTAATTAAGTTAATAAAAGAATTTGCAAAACTTTCATAACCACCCTTACCTTGATTAAAGTTTTTTGCGAAAGTAACTTCTAATGATTTTTCAACTGCAGCTGCAATATCGTCTTGTCTAAAAACATTATAATCATTATCAGATATAATTTGTGATAACTTTCTATTTGAATAATGTTTGGGATTATTTCTTATTAACTCATCTAAAGATGATTGAAATACAGATCTTCTAATAATGTATTCTTGTAATCTGTTAAAAAAATTAACAAAGTGTACTGCTTTTTCACCCTTACCTAATAAATCTTTTCCACCAGATCTTTCTACTATATCAGAACTATATCTTAAAAATAATCTGTCTTGTTCTTTTGGAAATGAAGCAAGAATATTGTCAGTTTGTTCTTTAACTATTTTATAATTCTTGGGATCAATTTGTCTGAAGATACTTAAAAATCCTTCAAAAGCAGTAACTGGATTTGATAATGATTTCTTTGGCATTGCACCACCACTCATAGATCTGTAAGCAGATCTAAGAGCAACATCTAAACCTTTTTCTATAACATCAATTCCTGCTCTTCCAATAGCGGCTTGAAAGTTTCTGACTGCCGTTGCAACTTGTCCAGTTAATAATCCTCTTCTAATATTATCTGCTCTTTTCCAGCGACCAGTTGTAGGAACAAATTCATCAACTCCAGAAGCTGATAAAGCTTGGTCATAAGCTGTATTTGCATTTGGAACTTTATTTAATTTATTAATTTTTGATTGAATGACTGAAAGAGATTGTAATGTTCTACCAGCATCTGATTTGTCTGCACCAAAATATCTTGCAAATTCATCAAGTTGTATTTTGTTATCTTTTAAAATCTTAGTAAATGTTTGATCGTCAATTCTTCCTGTAACAATCAAATCAGCTATTTGTTCATTTAATCTTAAATTAGGATTTCTTCTTACCTTACCTGATAATAATAATTGTTCAGCAGCATTTAAAACATTTTGATTCACTTCTTGTTTTATTGCTGGTCTAGTAATTGCTTGAGGTAAATCTACACCTTCAAGAGTTCTTGGTTTTGCACCTAATACTTGTTCAATGTCAACTTGTGTTTTTTCAAATTTTGGTGCTTGAATATTTAATAGTTCTTCTTTTGATTTTGGTGTTACGTCAATTTTTTCAATTCCTTCAATTTGTTCTTTTTGAGAATAAATTGTATTTGGACTTACATTGTCAGCTTCCGCTTTCATTACAGATTTAGTTACAGTATCTGCTTCTTTAGATGGTTCTACAAATTTATTAACTTTACCTCTTCCTAATGCAACTCCCAATAATTCAAAAGGTATTCCAAGTATAGCACCTTCCATAAACATTTTTTGTCTAGCAGTAAATTCATCATCTTCATTATCTGCTTTTAAATAATCTATTACTGGATTTTGTAAGGAAGGATATTGGTCAACTAAATTTGATAAACGTTGTTCATAAGGAGAAAAAGCTAATTGTTCTGCAAATCCACCTTTAAGAGTAACTTGCGCAATTTTACCAACCTTTGTTGTTGCTTGTGGTATTTTTGTAATAGCTTGTAATTTGCTTAGACCAGCATAAGGAACAGCAAACCCTAATAAATCTCTTGCAATAGACAAACCAAGATTAGATGGTTCTTCAACTTGAGGAAGTTTAACATTTTTTAGTGGATCGCCTGGTAATAAAAAATTTAATACATCAATTGAACCTTGTGCAGTATCTCTTGCTGCACCGACTGTAACATTTTTTAATTGTTTAATAAAATTTTTATCGTAATCTTTATATGGATTATAAGTTACATCAATTACAGGTTTTGTTTTTGGTTCAGAATCAACCGGCTTTGCTGCTTCAGTTTCTTTAATTTCATCAGCTTTCTTATATAGATTCACCATTGAATCTATTAAACCTTTTGAAGGTTCTAATTGTGTTTTTTCAAAAACATCTTTAAAAGGTTTTTCTTGTTCAAAAACATCTACAAAGTTTGATGATTTTTTTTTATCATCAAAAACATCTATAAAATTTTCTGCCATTATTGTATGTTGTATTTTTCTTTATACTTTTGAATTAAAAACTCTTCGCTAAATGAAGGATTAGCTGTTTTATTTTTTGAAACATACTCTTCTAATGTAGGAATATTACCTGTTGTTTTTTTTACTTGAGTAGATTCATTTTGAGGTTGGCTTAAATCAATATTTAATTTAGAAAGAACATCTTGTCTGCCAAGAATTTGGTTATTATATAAATCCTGTTCAACTTTTGAAAGACTGTTAAATACTTTATTAAATTCATTTTTATTTAAACCTTGTAATTTAGCTGCAACTTTTAATGCTTCACCACTAATAGTTGGAGTTTTAGGAGATAATAATAATTTCATTGTTTCTCTTGGAAACGCTTTAAATAATTCTTTATATTGTTCAGGAACTTTATCAGCAAAGGCAGCGATATTTTTTTCTTGCTCTTGTTCTTTAGTTAATGTTTTTACAGCTGAAGATATTTTTAATCCTTCAACAAAAGATGGTAATGCAGCTTCACCAATACCTTGACCCTTCATACCAGCTGATATTAAACCTAATCCTGTTAATGCTTCTGGACTACTAAGTAATCCCATTAAACTTAATGTTTTATTTGTTTGTTTATCAGAACCTAATAATGATTCATTATCTAATCCCATTCCTTGAGATACGCCAACATTCATTTCATTGTCTGAAAGATTTGTTGTAGCAAGTGGAGAACCAGATGTAGATAACACATCTGCATTTGTCATATTATATTTTCTTAAAAGTTCTAATAAATTTTCCATTATATCAATCCTTGTTGTTGTAAATAGTCAGAATATATTCCTGCTGTTCTTGGTTGTTGTGTTCCTAATAATCCTTGTGGATATAAAATGTTATTAATATTTTGCTTTGAAGCATTATAGGCATTTAAAATACTTCTGCCTGTACCATACTGTGGAACATTACTTGGTGGTATGTTCATGTCAACTTCAGGAATTTGTGGTTGTGGTACTGCTGCTGCTCCACCTAATAAAGCTGCTTGACCCAAAGTCTTTGCAATATCAGCAGGTGTTTTTGGAATAAATGAACTTACAAAATCTAAAGATGGTAATGAATTAGCTCCAAAATAAGTACCTAACGCTGCTATTTCTGGCGCAATTAAACCTGCTCCTAATCCACCTAAACCTGCGCTTGTTCCTAATCCACCAAGAGAACTTGCTAAGCCAGCAACTTCAGGAGCAATTAAACCAGCACCTAAACCGCCTGCACTAGCTGCGCCGCCATAAAATAATTGTGGTGCTAAATATGGTGCTGCAAATATTCCACCAATTAATGCAAGCTCTGGATTATCAACAACAGTTTCAACAACATCACCAACAAGATCTACTGCTCCGCCGGCAACATCACCAACAATGTCTGCTGCGCCACCGACAACATCGCCAATTGCATCAACAACTCCACCCATATTATAATAATCCTAATAATCCTAAACCAAGTCCACCGATTCCACCATAAGCAGCTCCTTGTCCAGCTGATAGTCCACTAAATATACTTGGTAAAACTTGTGAACCAACTAATGCTCCGCCTAATCCTAATGTTAATGGATTAGATTGAGATTGAACATCTCTAGTTTGAGTAGGTAATCCTGAAGCGATTGGAGTAACAAGACCAGCATATTGTTGTAATGCTTGAAAAGGTGCTTGTTGATACTCTCTTTGTAATTGTTCTAACTGTTGTCCAGTTGTAAATAAACTTGGAGTTCTTTGAGCAATATCTAATTGTCTTTGTCTCTCTTGTCCATATTCTTGGAACGCAAAAGGTAAAGCTCTTTGAGCTACAATATCTGCAACTTGTTGTTGAGACATAGGAGAACCTGGAGTTCTTCCTGCTCCTGAAAATTGTTGAGCAACTGTACCATACGCTTCTTGTCCAGCTCTTTGAATAATTGGAGATAAAAATGGATTAGTATATTGACCAGCTAATGTTCCTGCTAATTGTTGTGCAGCTGATGTTCCTAATGATTCTTGAATTCCTAAACCAGTTAATGTTTGTTCAGATGGGGGAACATAAGATGATGCTCCGCCTTGTTGATATAAATATCCTGCGTTTGCTAAAATTTGATTTAATGCTGGTTGAGCTGGAGCATAAGGAGTTACTGTACTTACTGTAGTTCCTGATCCGCCACCGCCGCCTAAAAATGACATATTATTTTTCCTCTTTTTTTAAATTTTTTTCTAATACTACATGGGTTCTATAGTACTTATGTTTGTCAAGAATCTTTTGCCAACCTGGTCTTGCAATTAATTCTATGCAATCGCATCCTTGATCTATAGCAAAATTCTCTATCTTTACAATTAAATCTTGCCATTGTTGCCTATTCTTACCTGTAACCATAGGTAAATGTAAGACTTTTTTTATGCTTCTTTGTATGATTTGTGAGAGAACAAGTCCATTAAATTGTTCTTCAACAGTATTCTTTTTCTCATCCCAAATAATCCAAAGCTGTAATTTACCGTCTTTTATTAAGTCTTTGTAATGGTCAGCATGGTGATGACTACCAGAATATATTAAAGCATTTCTAATATATTCTCTTACTAAAATCCAAACCTTATTTATTTCTTCTTTAGGTATTCTTACTACATCCATTAATAATATACTTCTAATAAACTAACTATTCCGCTTATACCTGCTGTAGAAGATGATTCAATCTTTAATAAATCACCTTGTTCTAAAACAATCGGTGCTTGTATTAAATTACAAATAGAAGATCCAGAAAAACTAGCATAAGCAATTTGATAATCCGTAGAAGCTGAACTATCTCTTACATATACTTTTACTATTTTGCTGCCAGACTCATTTGTTAATTGAATATTTTTTATTAATGCAGTTTTTTCTACAGGCGTTGTATAAACAGTTACAGGAGTTGTAACTGCAGGATCATAGAAAGCGTTTTTATAAAGATTAGCCATTTTAATATTATGTTAAATCGTACCACTTAATTAAACCAGAAACATCTCCATTAGCAGCGCCTGGTCTTACAGCTAAAGTTAATGTATCTGATGTTCCAGAAATTGTTTGACCCAATTGATATGAAAATGCAAAACCTTCTCCACCAATACTAAATGGTGCAGTCTTTCCACCTAAATAACCACCAGCAACTCTAGTGCCAGTTGTAGTTAAATCAACTGTTGTTAAATCATATTCTGTATTGTCATCAAAACTTGTGTAAGAAAATGCAGATGATGGAGTAGAGTTAACAAATAAACCCCATTCAAAATCACCATTAGAAACGTTTAATATATCTGCTCCTGCAGGAATAATTACAGCATAGGGTCTTGATGATTTAATTCTTATAGTTGCAATATTGTAATAAGTATTAGCTGTTCCAAGATTAACACCGGCATTTACGTTTCCTGTGCCAATCATTTTTTGAATTCCTTCAGGTGAATAACCACCTTCAGACATACAGGTTGAACAAATTTGTTTTAATGTATAAGTGCCAGCTGATAATGTTCCAACTCTTTCTATCTCATAACGAATTGGTAAATTTGCAGTTTGCATATAAACTGTTGTTAAACTATTCGCATTATTAAAAGTATGAGCTGTTATAAATTTACCATCAATAACAAAACCAACTCTTACAGATCCAACACCTAACCACTCAAAATCCATAAATAAAATATTAGATTTTGTAATGTCTAAAGTATAACCGCTTGCTCCAGTACCATCTAATTTATCACCACTCCAAGATGATTGAGAAACTTCATTGTCAGCAGAAGTTCCAGATGTGTAAGTTCTTCTTACTATCTTTAATGTTGTTCCATCTGCTGTAAAAAATATTCCGTTATTTGCATCAAATGCACCAATCTTTTGTTTAAGGTTTGCAGTTGCAGTATTCATTACAAACGTATTTAATATTAATAATGATTTTCCTGGTTGATAAGACATCACTCTTTTAGATTGTCTTATAGTTTTAGAACCAGCTGCTTCTGTAATATTTAAGTTAACTGTAGAAGAATTAGAAGTATAAGTAACTGTTCCGCCATTAACGGTAGATTCATCAAAAAAACTATTTTTAGAAAGAACGTTTTTACTGTCAAATATTGTTAAAGGATTTGATACCCTTAGTCTGCCGAAAGCATCATAAGCTGTTGAACCAGTACCACCCCCAATAACAATTGGAGTAACATTTACATTAGAACAACAGCTCATGGTTTAATTTATTTATTTTTTTTAAATCCCATTTTCATAAATCTATATGCTTTTGAAGAGATAGTAGATTTAGATTTTGGTCTTGATATGCCAAGTCTTTTACGTCTATTTATGTTAGCGTATAAACCTTGTTTCTTTTCCATTTTTATTTTTTGTTAAAAGTTTCTTCAACATCTTTATACCAATCTTTAAAGAATTTAAAGTAATCATTACAGAACTTTTCTGCTGATTCTTTATATTCAGAATAAGAAGGAACTTTAAAAGGATTAAAGTTGAACATAGTATTCTCCTTAGTTAGTTAGAAAATATATGTATGTTGCGTTGCAACAAATTACAATAGATTATTTTTTTAATTTACTTTTTATAAATTCAATAATTTTAGTTACTTCTGGGTTGTGTTTCCAACCTAAATAAACTCCAACTAATGTTCCCACTATAAATGTAATCATTTTAATTTTGTGGTTTTACTGGAAATGAAACTGCGTTAACTTGTTCAACAGTTGTTAAACCTTGAGTTATATTTCTAAGATCAGTTCTATATACCATCCACTCAGATTTCTTTGAAGAGGTTAATGTACTGTCTTGTAATATTGTCCAATCACAAGATGCTAGTAAAGCATTTCGCTTTTGTCTTAATGAAGCTAATGATCTATCAAATGCTCCATTGTTCCAAGCAGTTTCTTCTGCCTGACGTTGAGCTATTTCCTCAGCACTAAGGGGAATTTGTACTCCATCTACTAGTTTATGTTCTGCCATATTATCTCCTATTTATTATTGTTAATTGAATTAGTCAAGTTATACGATGCTACTTTAGTTTCATTGGATAAATTCATTTATACAATGCCATACATTAAAATAGTACCATCCATATTTCCTGAACTCATCTTAAATTGTACTGCATTTACTGCAGAAGTTGTGTTTCCGTAACCAGCTTGAAAAGTATTATCGGTGTAAGATGCATCAATAGAACCATTAACATTAGATATAAAATGTTTTACATAAGTTGTACTGGCTGGATTAAAAAGTTGTAAATTACCAGATAAAGATTGATCTGCGTCAGAACCTAAACCACTATTAAATATTGGTGCAAAATCAGTAGATTGTGCCAAGTCATTAGATGTACGATATGCTAAATCAGTATATGAATCATCTTCAGCATGGGTTGCTCTAAATGATGTTGTGGTTTTAGTTACGTTATAATTACTACCAGAGTCTGTTGAAAGATTAAATAAAAAACCAACATTGTCTGTTCTTGGGTGAATATCTATAAACCAAAACTGATACTCTTTATAAGTAGAATCAATACCAGTAGTAAATGAAATAGAAGCTGAGTTACTTGCTGTCTGAGAACTTAATAAAACCATACCACCAGTAGCAACAGAAGCATTGTAAGCAGTTACATTGGCAATAGAATTATTATTCAATGAAGCTGGTAATAAAACACCGCTTGTAGTTATGTTGTTTGCGAAACTTCTAGTTATTGTTCCCATTAGCTTTTCTTTACTCCGTATAGTTTAATAATTCCATCAAAATTACCTGAACTCATTTTAAATTGTAACGCATTAATAGCACTTGTTGTATTGCCATAACCAGCTACAAATAATTCATATTCATAATCAGTATATTCAACCATACTTGTATTTGAAATAAAATGTTTAACATAAGTTGTAGATGAGGGGTTAAATAGTTGTAAACTACCTACCATATTTTGGTCTGCGTCAGAACCTATATTTTGTGCTAAAGTTTGAAATGCAGTAGATTGTGCCAAATCAAATCCTGCGTCATAAGCTAATTGTGTTGAAGTATCGTTTTCAGCATGAATTGCTCTAAAAAATGTTGTTGTTTTTGTAACATTATAATTACTACCTGAATCTGTACTCATATTAAAAGTAAAATTAACATTGTCTGTTCTAGGGTGAATGTCTATAAACTTAAACTCATACATATCATAAGTAGAATCTAAGCCAGATGTAAAAGATATTGTGGCACTATTAGAAGCTGTCTGTGTAGATAATAATATTAATGTTCCACCACTAGCATTAGCAAAAGAAGTTACATCAGCTACTGAAGCATTTGTAATTCCAGCAGGAAGTATAACTCCACCAGTTGTAATGTTGTTAGCAAGTGATCTAGTAATTGTTCCCATTATTTAATTCCATATAAGTAGATTGTTCCTGCATCTATATTTCCAGATGACATCTGAAATCTTATTGCATTAACTGCTGAAGTTGTATTACCATAACCTGCTACATAATAATTCATTGTAAAATCAGTATTTATATAAGCATTACCTGTGGCAATAAAATGTTTAACGTAAGTTGTAGAACTAGGGTTAAATAATGTTAATGTACCACTACCTGATTGGTCATTATCATTTCCTATTTCTCTTAAAAATCTTTGATATGAAGTTGATTGTGCTAAATCGCTATCAGCTAAATATTGAAGTGTTGTTGTTGTATCAGCTTCATCATGGTATGCTCTAAAAAATGTAGTTGTTTTAGTAACATTATAGTTTGAACCAGAATCTGTGCTTAGATTAAATTGAAATTCCTTACCATCATTAGCAGGGTGAATATTACTAAATACAAACTTATATGCTTTGTAAGTTGAATCTAAACCAGTCGTAAAAGATAAACTTGCAGAAGCACTAGCAGTTTGAGAAGATATAAATGTAATTCCATCACTAGCATTTGCAAGTACAGTTATTCCAGTAACAGAAGAATTAGTTATAGCACCAGAAGT